AAAACCGTGATTCTTGCTCGTTGAACGATTCTTCAAGCAATGCACGGCGACTTTGCGCTTTGGGAGCCGTGTTCGCGCCGGGTGTGGCACTTCTGACGCTGACCGCAGCAGCCCGAGCCGCTTTCGCTGCTCGGTTTTTTTCCGCTGCCTGCTTTCTTTCCAGTTCGGCTTGTCGGCTTTGCTGGATTTTTTCAGACAATTCGGAATCTAAACGTAACGCTTTATCATAAGCATCTTCCAATGTCTCCGCCATGCCCGATTGGAGCAGTTGGATCATTGTCGGACGCGCTTCCTCAAAGTACTCGGCCTTTTGTGAGAACGAGTCAATTTCATTAGCCATTTTTGCCTGTTCCATGGCTTCCTGCTGCTGTTTCCAAGTCAGCACTTCGCCCTTCACGCTGGCTAGTTCGTTTTTAAGGGCAAACAACAGGGGGTCGGCAGCGTTTTGCGGGGCATAGGCTTGGCTTGCGCCCATCCCCGAGAGGTCAATGCCGTATTCCTGCGCTAATTGCGCGAAATACTGTGCGCGGGCCTGCGGATCGCTTGTGCGAAGGGTATAATCGGCCTTCATAAGGGCCGCAACCGCCTGCTCGGGCTTCAAACCGAGGCCGGTAATGGTCTGGCGGTATGGCTCAATGGCCTGTTCCATTGCATCGGCAAACTGCTTTTTGGAAAGCAGCGGCTCAATGCCCTTACGCATCTGTTCTTCGCGCTGCCACGCATACTCTTGGATGCGCGGGTCAGCCTTTTGCCACGCCTCGTGGTATTCCTTTTTCCACGATGCCGGGGGACGCTTCCAAACCGGTTCCTCTACGGGTTCCGGCGCAGGTTCCTCGGCCTTTGTCGTCTTGGCAAATCGTCCTGCCTCGTCGCGCCCTGTGGGGGCTTCCGTTTCTGCCGCCTCAAACTGCTCGGCTAGCAGACTTTTACGGTCTACTGGCTCCTCTGCGGCGGTTTCAACGGGGGCTTGGGTATCCATTACTTATCTCCTGTGGGGATCATGGGTAAATCGGATTTCATCGCGTAAACGCGACAGGAGGCGATTAGCGTCCTTATGGGTCATGCTGGCGAGTTGGTGGCGTAGCACATCCACTCGCTTGCTTTTCTGCTCTACGGTCTTCGGAGCGTGTTTTAGGGGGTCTTCGTTGCCCACTTCTATGCAGCCGTGAGCCTTGAGATGCGCCCGATGCTCAGAACGGCTAGTAATCATCCGGCCGTCAATCATGGATTTATACGGCTGGATGTCGGGCATGACGTAATGCCATGTTCCCTTTTTGTCCTTGGCAACCTCAACAAAATTGCCGTTTTCGTCTTGGATGTATCGTCGTTTCATAGCAGTAACAGTAAGGCTTCCTCGTCGTCCAATTCCTGCAATTCCCGATACAGTCGCTCCATACGGGCGACATCGTTTAGCAGCGCGTCAAAGTCAATGCGGGCAACCGGGATGGCTTCGGCGGTGGTTTCAACGTCCACCTCCACAAACGGCGCAACGATTTCCTGCGCGATGCGGGGCTTGCCTTCAACCAGTTCTTCGTAGGCCGCAATAATTTCCTTGCGGCGTTCGGCGCGTTTCTTGGCTTCTTCGTCAAACCGCTTGTGCTTGCGCTTGTCGCCATCGTGCGTGTCAATGAGGACAACCGGCGGGGGCGGTGCAGCCCCAACCGAGTCATCCGCAAACGGCAGTACGCAAAATGGGACTAGGCCAAACATTGTTAGGCAGCAGTCCCCATTGTGACTTCATTCCATGATTGTGTGGCTTCATCCCACGAATACATTTTGTCATCGGTCGGCATCGGCACAGGGGCTTGCCAATCGGTATTGGCATCCAACGTCCATGACGGATAAGGCTGCGGCGCAATGAACGCATCTAGCGCGGCATCGTACTTGTAGCCGATACCGGCGTAACGCTTACGGATGTTGCCGTTGTAGGACGTTTGCACCCAGTTGCCGCCAAAGAGCCGCTCGCAGAACGCACGGCCAATGCTTTCCTTTTCCACGCCGTTTGCGTCGGAGTTGTCTTTGGTTGCCACCACGATGACTCGTTTGACGATGTTGTTGTCGTCTAATTCTGCAAAGTGCGCCATGTCAGTCCCTCAAATGCAATGCGGTCAGCGATTCTTCGCTACCGGCTAATCCAACGGGAAAAGTGTTAAACGCGAGGCTAATGCGTTCGTCGCCCTGCACGGTTTCAACCATGTGCGTAAGGCTCGACGGGAACAACAGCATCTCGCCGGTTGCCGCCTCAAACCACCACGATTCGGAGTTGTACAAGTTCCAGTTATCGGTAGTCAGTTTGATCTGCTGATAACCGTCGCGGTAAAAGTAAATGCGGTCGCGTTCCTTCGCGGCTTTCATGTACAGCACGCCGCTCACAAGGCTATTGGGGTGCGCGTGTTTGTGGTGAAACTCACCGGGCTTCGTGTAGTTGAGCCACGATTGCGTCACGCGCAGCGATACGGCCTCTTTGGGCGCATAAATCGCTTTGACGTACTCATCCACGGACGCTTGCACAAACGTCATAAGGCCGGCCAACGTGTCGTGCCGCAGCACATAACGGTCGTCGCTCGTCGTGTTGCCCATGTTTTTGTGCGTTGGCTGCGCGGCGACAAACGCTTGTTCGTCAGCCGTAAAGTCGCGCCCAAGCACAAACTTGGCAACAGGTGTCGGAAATATGCCGTGTAGGTTCAAGAGTTGTACGCCTGTTCAATGTCGGCTAACTGCGCTTCCATCTCGGCCTTTTGTTCGGGCAGCAGAATCGTGTTGATGCTGTCTTCAAAGGCCTTCAATCTTTCAATCACATCAAACACTTCGTCAATCGACGGCTGCGGTCGAGGATCTTCCCAGCGGGTAAATCCCGCGCCGCCTGTAAATTCCCACTTTGCGCCCGGTCGCAGCAAGTGCATAGCGACATTAATGCCTACAAGTTGATAAGCCTTCATTAGTTCACCTTCAAAATCACGATGCCGGAACCGCCAGCGCCGCCGTTTACTACAGCGGGAGGAGAAACACCGCCAAATCCTGCGCCACCGCCGCCACCTCCTGTGTTGGCAGTTCCAGCCGTGCCAGTGCCGGGCGCAGTTGCAGACCCACCGGCTCCGCCGCCGCCAGAACCTCCGGTTGAAGCAGTAGAGTTGCCGCCGCCGCCACCGCCACCACCGCCCGCATACGTTACGCTGCTGCCGGAAAGAGTAGAGGCAGTTCCATCGCCGCCATTACCGCCACCGTAAGGTGACGAACTGCGATATGGGCTTCCGGTTGCGCTTGCACCGCCACCGCCTCCTGCGTGAGTGCCTCCGCCAGACGCTCCGCCTGCGCCTCCATTGCTTCCTTGGGATGGAGTAGTTGCAGGTGTGTTTCCTGTGCCGCCAGAAGCGACACTTCCGCCGCCGCCGCCAGAACCGCCGTTTGATCCTGCAACGTTTGGAAAATATCCACCGCCACCGCCACCAGTCGCAGTAATAGTGCTAAAAACAGAATTACTGCCATTTCCACCGGGTAATGAAGTTCCAGCCCCGCCCGCGCCAACAGTAATTGTGTACTCGGTTCCGGCTGTTATAGAAAAAGCCGTGCCTGTTCTAAAACCGCCAGCGCCGCCGCCGCCCGATCCAGCGGTTGTGTTTTGTGCGCCACCGCCCCCACCACCGGCTACAACCAAATAATCAACCGTCGTTGCGCCAGTTGGGGCAGTCCACGATGCCGTGGATTTGAAAATGATCGGCGTGCCAGAGGCCATTGTGTAGGACAGGATGACGATGCCGGAGCCGCCCGCTCCGCCTGTTGCAGAGCCGTTGCGTTCTGCACCGCCGCCGCCACCGCCGGTGTTGGCCGTTCCGTTAGTTGGCACAACAGGTTGTGAGGTTGGCGTTGCAGGAACAGATGATCCGTCATTATATGAACCGCCCGTGCCGCCGCCGCCAGAACCACCAGCGCCACCGCCAGTTGTGTTTCCATTTCTAAATTGTGCGCCGCCGCCGCCGCCGCCATACGTTACGCTGCTGCCGCTAATAGTAGACGCTGTTCCATTGCCGCCGCCGCCAGAACTTGTGCCGGTTCCTCCTGCGGAACCAGTTGCACCTGCTCCACCACCACCGCCGCCCGTATATGGAAGGGCAAATGTAGAAACGCCACCTCCATTATTACCTTGCGATGGCGATACTGATGGCGTATTGCCTGTTCCTCCAGAACTTGATGTTGACCCTAATGATGCGCCGCAACCACCGCCGCCAGAGCCGCCGTTGCCACCATTTGTTCCGCCATTACCGCCCGAAGAAAACGCGCCATATCCGCCGCCCGCTGAAGTAATGGTGCTAAAAATGGAGTTGCTTCCAGCAGAGCCATTTGCTGCTGCAACACCGCCATTTCCGCCTGCGCCAACAGTAACAGTGTAATCAGTTCCGGCAGTTACAGATAACGCTGTGCCTGTGCGGAATCCACCCGCGCCACCGCCACCACCATGATAATTTCCACCACCACCCCCGCCGCCACCCGCGACTACAAGGTAATCCGTCGCAGTAACGCCGGTTGGGGCAGTCCAAGTGCCAGAGGCAAGGAATCGCTCAATGACAACGTATCCTGCGCTCGTCACTTGTCCAAGCAGCATGTGCAAAATGCCACTCATGGCTTAACTCACGTTCCCCGACACGACACAGACCGTGCCGCTAATAAACAAAATGGTCGCCACGCCGCGAGTCGCAAGCGTCATTGAGGCTTTTGTGGTGTTCGTGCCAGCGATGTAACTGGATGTCGGGTTGGTCGTAATCGTAATGTTGCCCGTTGTGTTGTTGAAAATGCTTACAACGTCGCCCGCTGCAAACGTGCTGTTTGGCACAACAATGCTGCCCGACGTACCAACACCAATAAACTTGCCGACATCGGTGGTCGCAAGCGTGTACGAGGTCGTTTTGTCCGATCCCGATTGCGGGATGTTGCGATAACCGACGTTGTTCGTGCCGTCGGCGGTGCAGTTGGACAAGTTGCCCGAGGTCGGCGTACCCAAAATCGGAGTTACAAGCGTCGGACTAGTGGACAGCACGTTGTTGCCCGAGCCGGTGCTAGTTGTTACGCCCGTCCCGCCATTGGTTACGGCCAACGTTCCAGTAACTTGCGTTGCAAGATTTACGTTGCCTACGGATTGTTTTAACGATCCGGTTGTGTCAAACGTGCCATCAGTTGTCCAAGTATCGCCAACTTGCAACGTGACTTTGACTAACGTGCGAAGCGTTGAGTTGTTGTTGTATGACACCGTAATTGTGACGGCAGCGGTGTCTTTGTTTTCAATGGTGATGGATTTAATTGTGCGGCGCGTAGAAGCCGCAGGAGCCGCAACCAGCGTAACGCTTGTCGTGCCGTTCAGCGCGCCGTCGTTTGCGCCTTCTGTAAAGGTCGTGCCGTTGTTGTCAGCCCACGCCGCCGTAAAGTCGGGGTTAGTCGTGGCCGCTGCGCCCGACATGGCGACAACGATAGATTTGCTCGTTGAGTCAAGGATTAAAAGTGCCATGTCAGACCCTCAAGAAATGAACCAAGCATAGGCTTGTGCGCCTGCCGCGCTACTACCGCCCGATGCCGCAATGGTGATGGAACCCGAACCGTTGGTGACGCTTATGCCGCTACCTGCCGTAATGTTGGCAACCGTGTAACCCGAACCGTTGCCGATCAGCAATTGGCCGTTGGTCGGCGTAGTGCTAACGCCCGTACCGCCCGTTGCAACCGCTACCGTGCCGGTTAATTTGCTAGAAGCAAGCGAGGTAATCCATGTCGGGTCGGCATACGAGCCGGTCGTGTATACGCCGTTGGTAACTGTTCCTGCGTTGCCCGTGACGCTAATACCCCACGTTCCCGTGGCTCCGCTGCCCGAGGTGGACGGCACATCAAGGCTTGTGCGTGCGCCCGCTGCCGTGGTTGCGCCTGTGCCGCCATTAGAAACGTTTAGCGTGCCGCCGAGGGTCACAGCACCGGTTGTGGCCGTGGAGGGCGTAAGGCCCGTAGCGTCTGCGCTGAAACTGGTAACGCCTGCCGAGCCAACTGACGTAAACGACCAGTTAGCCAACGTTCCCGAGCCACCAACAACGTCTGCGTTAATCGTTAGCGTCGTACCCGAGAAGGCGGTGATGTTGCCTTCCATGAAATACGTCGGGTCGGGCGGGTACGCCACACGGACGCGGGAGCCGACCGTAAACGCCGTGTTGGTGGAGTTGAGGTTAGTCGTGAACGTCTTGGTTCCCGTGCCGATGGCAACCGAGGACGTAGACGTAAGCCCGTAGTAACCAATGCCGATCTGCGTCAGTTGCGAGGTCGTGACAATGACACCGGGCGTTAGCGGGCGAGTCGGGGAGGTCTGCGCCGGGTATGTTTGAATGGATACGTCGGTGCTGCTTGCCGCCCATGCGATTTGCAAATAATCGCCCGCAGCCAGCGTGAAAACGTAGTTACAGACCGCGATCAAGTGACCGTTGGTACTGCCGTGCTTGTTAGGGACGCTAAATTGGCTGTTGCTATCGCTTAAATCTGTGCCGTTTTTACGCACCCAAATGTCAACGTCTTGGATGCCGTTGTTGGCGTTTTCCAACTGAATGGAATACGTCAGCGCATACGTTCCGGCGTTGGCGTAGGTGATGCGGTTGCCGCTAGCAATGCTTACGCCGTTGGCTTCGTCCGTTATGCCGATGTTGACGACATACGCCGTAGTCGTGCTGGCAATGGTTTGGTCGGTTGTGTCTTGAAACGCGCCGTAGTACGCCGTAGACCCTACGCCCGATGAAATGCTTGACCATGCCGGTGCGCCAGAGCCGGTGGACTGCAAGTACTGCCCCGCCGTGCCAGCCGTGCTGATTGCGTAAGCCGTGCCTGTGCCATACGCCACGCCGCCAGCAGTCGGGGTTGCCGTGCTGTTTGTACCGCCGTTGGCAATGCCGAGCGTGCCGGTAAAACTGATGTTGGGCGTGTTGCCGCCAGAGGAGGCAAGCGGCGCAGAAGCCGTAACTGCCGTAACCGTGCCAACATCCGGCGCGTTAATCGTAATCGTGCCGTCGCCGTTGGTAATGGTGACACCCGTGCCAGCCGTCAGCGTGGCTTTGGTCAACCCGCCAGCGGCGTTACCGATGAGCAGTTGACCGTTGGTGTATGTTGATTCGCCCGTGCCACCGTTAGCCTCAAGCAATACGCCCGTGACACCAGTAGTCAGCGGCAAGCCCGTGGCGTTGGTCAATACGCCCGCAGTTGGCGTGCCGAGGTTGGCGTTGGATAGCGTTTTGTTGGAAAGCGTCTGCGCCGAGTCTAATGTGACCGCCTCTTCCGCAGGGTACGCGACGAACACGTCCTTCGTGTTGGCCGCAAAGTCAACGAGATTGCCCGCATTACTAGACGAGAACACGGAGTCGCGTGACAGCGTATTGGTAGCAGAAGTGTAAGTACCAGTTCCAACTTCCCACGCTCCCGTGGTGCTGTCGTAGATCGTGTAATAAGTGCTGTTGCCGTTACCGATGACCGAAAACGCTTGGTAGCCCGTAGACGTACCGCCAAGCGTCAATGCGCCCGTGCCAGCGGTGGCCGATGTCTCTTTTACGCGGTCTTTAAGTACCAGAGCCATGGCTTATTGCACCGTGGGCGGTTGAGTCATCGGCGGCGCAACTTGCGTCACGGGCGGCGCAGGCGGTTGCGGCGGCATGGCAAACGGCAACGGCTGTTGCACCACCTCTACGCCAGCAGCGCGGCCATCCGGCCCACGCACGATGCGCTTGGGAGCCGTAAGCGTTTTGAGCGCGGCTTCCAACTTGCCCATCATGTCGGCATACATCTGCATCGTCTGCTGTTGCAGTTCTTGGATAGCCTGTGCCGAGCCGACCACGTTGCCTTCCACGTTCTCCATCATGCGTTCCGTGTTGGCCTTGGTCACCTCTAGCATTGGAATATCAATGCCGGGGTTGGCCGAAATACGCGCCACGTTAATTTTGGTCTGCGCGTCAAGGTCGGCTTTGTACTTGTCAATCTGCGCTTGCATCTGCATTTCTTGCGCCCGCAACTGGCCTTCCTGTTGCAGTTTGGCCTGTTCCATCTGCATTTCGGCCTGCACTTTCTGCTGCTCGGCTTGCATCTTGGCTTGCTCCGCTTCGGCTTCGGGATTGGGCTTCGGCTGCTGCGCTTGCGCTTTCATCTGCTCAAGCGCGGTGTCCAGTTCGCCTTCAATGCCACGCGCCTGCTTAAACGCGCCGATTCCATACTTCAATAATTCCATCATCATCGGAACCATCTGCGGCGAGGCTTGCGCCACCGGCAACGCTTGATTTAAGAAGCCGCCGTAGGCTTGGATGAACTCAAGCCGGTCGCGCTTGTTTTGCGCTTCGTCAATCTGTACGAGTGAGTCGGCGGCAATCTCAATGCGGAAGTTACGCAGCGGGCGATCTTTAATTAACTGCATCGCCTGCGGGATCAACTGCTGATCCGAGGGCGACATTTGGTTAGCCGCCGCATACGCCAAAATGGTTTCCGGCTGAAACTTGGTGCAAATGATCTGCGCCTTTAGCCGGATGAGGTCAGATGCAAAGAGGGCTACGTCCTCCTGCATGGAGCGCAGTCTTAATCCCGCGTACTGCCCTTTGATCTGCTGCGCGGTTGCGGTTTCCGATGCTGCGCCTTGCCCACGGATAATGTCCGAGATGCCCGTGATTTCGTAGATTTGGGCTTTGATGTCGCTTCGGGCTTGATAGCATTGGATGAGGGCTTGGGCGATGGTGTCCAGCGGGAGAAGGTCAACCGAACCCTTGAGGCCGCCTTTTTCGCTAAAGCCAGTCCACTTGTCCACAGGGATAAGAGCATTGTTGTCGCCCTCCGTCATCAGCCGTTGTAGCGCGGGCTGGCTTGCGTCATAAACACCCCGCACGCGCAGGGCTTTCACCAAGCCGTCAATGCGGTCGGACAGAATGTCCAACTCCATCGCTTGGTCTTGGTACAGCACAAAGTCTGGAACCGGTACAAGGCTGTCGCTAGTCGTGGTCGCATACAGCGGTTTCGGGCAAGGCCAAAATCCTTCCAGCCCAAGCGGGTCGTCGCGCTCGTCAATGACGGTCGGCATCCCCTTGCACAACCAAACGACCTTGTTGCGCTCCTTGTCCCAGAGTTCGCAAATCTTGGCGCGGTTGTACATTTTTTTTTGTTCGTTGTAGGCGTTGAGCGGCTCCGGCCCTTGGTCAAGAGGTATCTTGCGCGCCATCTCCTCGCCAAAGCGTTCTGCGAGAGCCTCACGGGTCATGTAGACCCAACGCCAGACTTGCGTGACTTCTTCCCAAGTACGGGCGGGCGAATGGCCGAAATCGCGCCAATGGACGTAATCCACCGGGGCGCACTCGTACTCAATCTCCTCGGGGCGGTTCGGCTCGCCTTCACCCGGCTCAATGTCCTCGGTGATCTCTAGGCCGTCGTCCTCAATACCCTGCGGCTTAACGTGCGGCTCATAACGCACCCAAGCAATACCGCGACCGCCGAGGAATCGGTCGGTCACGCACTCCTTCATCGTGGCGCGGAAATCGGGGTAGTGTTCAATCTCAAAGTCCACCGCCCGCTCAATCAGCAGGCTTGCCACGCGGCTAACGGGGTCATTGTCGCCAAACCTACGCGACACATCGGCTTTCGGCAGTTTGGCGTAGACCGCCGGGATCAACGTCTGGACGTTAGACCAGAGGATGTTGAACTTGGCGGTTTCGTTGCCTTGGCTTGACCGCGTGTCGTCGCGGTAACGCTTGATGATCTTCTTGACCCGAGCGTTCCACTTGGCGAACTCATTGTCATACGCGCCGATGGTTCGGAGGTATCGTTCAACCTCTGTGCTGGCAATCTGATCCATAGCGCGTTACCTCGTCTTACGACCAGAACACCGTGCAGTCAACGGTTCCGGTAATGGTCACCACAAGGCTGGTGTTGAACCGTCCCGGCAACTGGTAAAAGGTCGCGCCCAGCGGCGTGAACGTGTTGACCATTGTGGTTGCGCCGTCCGAAACCTTAATGGTTCCTGCGGTGGTGCTGGCGACAAAAATGCCGAAAAGACCACCCGTTCCGGTGTAAACCGTGGTGGTTGCGGTCAAATTCTTCGCGTTTTGCGCGGCTGTAACGGGAATGCTCATATTCGTGCCCTTCGTGACTGTTGTGAATGAATTGCCCACATATCGTTGAGGGTGACCTCATTCTCGGGGCCGACGATCAATGTACGACTCTCTGGTGGTCGTTGGGCTGTAGGCTCTGACCGCCAAGCAATGGCTAGCATTCTAAACGCATCTGCGGGATGTGAACACCAATCATGTCGCGGTGTCTGCCGGAACGTCTTTTTGTCCTCGTCATACTCGCGCTGGTATTGGCGCAACGCCTCAATGCCATCGGCGCATTTGTTGGCATCAAACCAGACTCGCGGGAGCATGGCGCGCACGGCTTGGATGCCGTCCTGTACGCCCAACTCGGGAACGATGGCAAGGTTGGCTAGCCCCAAATGATGCGCCAGTTGTTCAATGACTGATTTGCCGCCCGAAGCCAGCGTCTTGGCCCGAGCGTCATGCGGTAGGTTGTGCTTCACATAGCGGTAAGGCTTGCCCATGACCACTTCGGCCAGTTCTGCGATGTTGGCCCCGCTCACGGCATAAAAGTCTATGACGCGAATCTCGCCGCGCACCACTTGGTAAAACCAGATCGCCGTATCGTCGCGGTAGCCCAAGTCCCATGCCGTGTACGTTCCCAACTCGGGGTCGTGCGAAACGGTAGTGATGCGGCCTTGGTTTTCGGCCTCGTTCATCTCGCGCCCAAAAAACGCCCCGGCCACGGCACTTGAGAAATCGCACTCGTACTCTTGCTGGTACTGGTCGGGGCTTAATTGCGCTCGGGCAGCGGCTAGTTCGCTGCTTGGGAGAAGCCCGCTTTCAGAAGCGGGTAAGCGCAGCAAGAACCAATCGGACGGGTCAGCCTGTGCGCGGCGATACACTTCGTAAAAAGCGTTGTAGCCCTTCGGAGTGCCGCTGAAAACGCACCATCCGTTTTTGTCTGATAGAGATGGCCTCAAGATATTGCCGAATACGCTTGCTCGGAAGTCCGCGAATTCATCAAGATATAGGCCCGAAAATCCCAAGCCTCGCATGGCATCGGCGTTATCTGCGCCGAACAGACTGATCTTCACGCCGTTAATCAGCGTAATCGTCATTTGCGATTCGTTAACGTCTTTAACGATTGGTTGGGCGTAATACTTGAAATAATCCCATGCGATCCGGCGGGCTTGGTTCATATACGGGGCAACGTAGCCGAATAGCCCGTTTGGGCCTTTGTACATGATGCCAGCGCGGATAATGTCGTTGACGGCGGCGACGGTCTTGCCAGCACGCCGATGGGCCACTACGCACGCCCACCGCTTCGTGCGGTTGTGAAAAGGCATAAACGCCTTCCGAGGCTCGTAGGGCATCTCAATGTGCAACTACTTCGGCTCCTTCCAACTGATCGTCATTTCCTGCGGTTTGCCGTCCTCACCCGTTACTTCGGTACGCGCAAGGTCTGGAATGGTCTTGCGTAAAACGATCTCTGCCGCTTTTAGGGACGCGGGGCTGATTTCCAGTTCACCAAGGGCGGCTTGCTCTAAACGAGCCAATATCACGCCAGAGCGGATTCTTTCGCGCCATTCTTGGCTTAACCGAGGGGTGTTTTTGCGTGCTGCCATGTTTAGTCAAGTTATTGATAAGCCATGCTTATTAAAACATACCTAACGCTAGGTGTCGTCGCGCTTGGGCATCCGTTTCATGGCTTCGGCAAGTTTCTTGCCTTTATCGGCTTGGTTGTATTCCTTTGCCACGCTTTGCGGGATACCCGCCTTCTTTGCGAACTCTGGTGAGTGGGCGGCTGCGGCCATGAACCGGCGTTGTTTGTCACTATGGCTAGGCATTACTTGCGCTCCAATATGCGTACTTTCTTTTCTTCACCGGGGAATACAACAAAGTTGCGGGTTCCCGTGCCGCCTTGGCCTCGGCTGCCTGCGTCTAAATAAGCAATACCGGGAACGCCGTATTCTTTCAGCAATTTTGATGCGTTTTGTTGCCCGCCTACCGTATCGGTCAAAGCACCATACCAAAACCCAGTTGCTTCTTGATTTTTGTATGGTTGGTTTCGCATGCCAAATTCGCTTTCAATCCGATCAATGGCTTTACGCACCGCTTCGGGCTGATCTTTAATCGGCTTATCCCAATCCAACATCCGACCAATCATTTCGTCGGGAAGGTCGGCTTTGTACATTACGCCGCCTTCTTCAATTTTTGCGCCTCTGTTGCGCCAATCTCGTATTACTTCTATGGCTTTTGCATCGTATTCGTTGCGCGGCCCATATTTGCCGCCAAGTCTTTGCATGGCGGTTGCAAACGGATCGTCCACTTGCCCAGATTTGGCTGATATTAATGCGTTAACGGCAATGCTTTCTGGATCACGCCTCGCTTCTACCGACCGTTTTGCTGCAATCCGATTGCCATCAACTGCGATCACATCTTCAGCAAGCCCACGTTTGTAAATTTCTGCTGTGCCGGGGGCTTGAGCAAGGTAAATGCCGTGTCCATAAGCCTGTGCGCCTTCACCCGTGCCGATCTTGCTTGCGTCAAACTCGCCTAGCGGGTTGGCTTCGGTGGCCGGAAAGCGGTGTGGCGTGCCATGGTATACGTCCAGTTCGTGCATTACCGGTTTGCCGGGAACGCGCATCATGTTGACGTTTTCGCCAATTACCTCGCCTAGCCCAAGGGGGCCGGACATGGCGCGCTGGCCGGTCTGTTTCAACGCCTCGGCCACCATGCGCGGGTTACGCACGGCTTCTGCCACGCCGGTTGCTACGCCTTTAAGCGACTCAACCGGGCTAGTCACCATGCCCTTGATGCCTTCCAAGTTGTTGACCGCACCACGGCCAAGCCCAATGGACAGGTTTTCCAAGTAATCATTCCAGCCCATCGGTCGTTCGGGGGTTTGCGGCAACCCCTGCCCTGCGGCTTCGGGGATGCTTTCAAACATCTTGCGCCGTGCCGCTTCCGCAGCAAGGGCTTGGGCAAGGCGTTGACGGTCAGCGGCCATTATGCGACGTTGTTCGTCGGAATGATTTGGCATTAAAGTCCTGCCTCCTTGCGTTCCTTTTCTCGGCGTTGTTGTTCCATCAGCGCAGCAGCCAATACGGTTGGCCCTGCCATGCCAGCAAGAAGGTCTGGCGAGTTGATCTTGGCCGGGTCAAATGCGGCAAACCGGCTACGAACTGTTGCAGGGTCAAGCGCAATAATTTCTTCCGTCGGTTTCCCTTCTGCCATTACTGCGGTGTCATAATTTTCACCGCGCAATTTCTCTCGCAATTTTTTTGCAGATTTTCGCCCTAATTCATACCGTTCTTTTGGCGTGCTTCCCGGCCCTTTGAATACGCTCATGGCAATGTTATTTAGTTCTGTATACGAAATAGGGTATTTCTGCCCTTTTCGTACCATCAACGGCATAACATTCGCGCCTTCTGGACGATCTATATAAAAATTGGCGTACCGGGATGCTTCTTGTGTGTTTGGAGTCATCCAAAAGCCTAACGGTGCATTTGGGTTTTTCGTCATTTCGCCCGCTTTTGATAAATCAATTTGTTCTACTTCTTTATTGGTTCCGTGATATGCAGGCTCAAAACCCATTGCTTGAGCGCGTTCCATTGGCGTATTTGCGGCGTGTAGCCCCAAACCGCCTTCGGCAACGGGTCTGGCGGCGTTAATTTGCGCGGCCTCCATTGCGGCCTTGCGAGCGGCGACCACATCTTCCATTTTTCGGAGACGGCCCGCTGTCTTGGATACACCGCCAACCACAGGAATGGCCGCTAAACTTGCCAACCCCATGCCAATTGGGTCGCTTTCACGCCGAGCGCGTTCAAAGTCTCGGGCGGCTTGCGGGTATTGCAATGGGGTAAACCCCAACGCAATGTCAGCAGCAATATCCCCAACGTCTTGGTCTTTCGGTTGGTCAAGCGACATTGCGCTTTCCAACCGCTTACGCAGCCCCATGCGCTCGCCGTAATACCGGAGAGCGTCAGCAATGGTGTCTGGTGTGCGGGCAGGCGAAGCCATTACGCCAGAAACTTCAACTTGTAGATCGTGCTATCCATCAGTTCTTGGATCGCATCAATCTGGTTCTGCACAGGGGTGTAATCGGGGCAGATGACCTTGCGGGCTTCTTCCACAAAGTCGCGCAGTTTCTCAAGGTAAGTCACCGGGTCGCTGGCAAGGTGAAATTCCTTGGGCCATGCGGTAAGGCGCACTTCCTCGTAGCCCATGTAGGATTCGGCTACCGCGTCGGCAAGGTCTACGATGTCCTCGTAATACTTCTGCAAGGCTTTGTGCTTTGCATAACTATCGGTAGACAAGTGCATAAAATGCGCCACGGTTGCCGAATGAAACAGCGTGGCAACAAACAACGCGACGTTTTTCTGTTCGGATTCGGCCATTTTGCACCTTTTTTCAGCCAAATATGATGGTAAATGGCCTTGTCAATCAGCGCAAGTGTTCCTGCTTGATGCTTTCGTGGTAGCGCATCGCTAGTTCGCAAACCGTATCCTGCGGGTGCGTGGCCTTGTACCACTCGCCGCGTGGCTCAAATATCTTGCGGAACGCTTCCTGCCCCGGGCGAAGTTTTCCCGATGGCGTTTTAATTTCTACCCAACACGCCCATTCCGTCCCGTCTGGCAAGGTGCGCGTCACTAGTTTGTCGGGAATGGAATGCCCTGCACCCGCGTAGTCATGCACGGTAAACCCGGCTACCCGCAGGGCTTCGGTGATGATCCCATCGTTCTCGTCCCGGCGTGCAGCGCGTCTCATTTCTGGTGTTTCCAACCCGTCGGCGTTTCGGTGTATCCCACGGCATGCAACGCTTCCACGGTGCGACAACCGCCACCTCGGTACTTGTGGGCGCGGAATGACTCTGCCGAGGCAAATACGCGTTTACATTCGGAGCAGCGACGAGTTTTGCTCACCACGGATGATTTAGCCGTGGATTTACCGTAGTGAATGTTTTTCATTATCTTGAGTTTAACAATCCGAACCAATTTTCCCTGCGATAAGCAGTAAGACGTAATCCACGCCTTGTTGCTTTCGCGTTTGACAACCTTACCGCAATGCTTACATCGGTATTGACTCATGCGCCCACCGCCGCCCTTTCCTTGATCCGCTTAACCCCAGACGGGCCGAAAAAGCACATAACCATGATCATCAGATGCGGGTCGTTCACAACGTCCTTGGCTTCGGCTTCCTTCAAGTTTCGGGCAACCACGCCCTTCAGCCAATCCATTTTGTCGGGCGTGTCGGGGCCAACTTCAATCGTATACCGCGCCCACAATGCATCACAAACCTTAAGGCGACCGAAGGCAGTCGGGATCATTTCTGACCAATTCTTCTCGGCTCGCTGCACCGTGGCTTGCCAATAGGCATCGTCGGCAGCGACTTGTTCCTTGGACTTTTTCGGTTTTTCGCCGGGGGCCAGTTTTTTTACCTGTAGGTCAAATAACCCCTGCCATTGGTTGGCAATGCTCTGCTCTACCACTTCAGCCTGTTTATCACCGTACTTCGCTAGTTTCACCGCTGCGGCGTGCAGGCTTACGTCTTTGTAGGCTTTCTTGATGGCTTTGCGATATGCCACCCAACGATCAAATGCTTCTTGGTCTAAACCCGGAATATCCATGTCTTTACCCCTATGACTGATGGTGATTCCGTGCGGTGAGAAGGCGTAACAAGGCCTAGCCCACTCGCACGGGTTGATGACTGACGGAGCCATCCGTTGTTGGCAACTTTTACAGGTTTCCCTGTTCGCCTCCACGCTTCCCAACTATGCGCTGCGTGTCCGTAAATGGGCGGCCTCTGTACGGATTTAAGTATCGCCCCGCGTTCTTCCCCAACGGGCTTAAGGGAGTGTTCCCAATACCGAGCATCAAACGTGGTGGGGTGTTTGACATGACTAGAACAGTCAGTCAGAATATCCATCACGCTCAAGTAGCATTGAAAGCGTAAGGCCATTCCCCCCGGCCCGTCAAGCCCCGCTTCCCGGCGGGGTTTGTCGTTTATAGGCCCGTATAACCGCATTAGCGGCCTTTTACGGGCTTTGCCAGCCCTGCCTTCCATTGCCATACACGGGCGTCCGGTAGCCGCCCTGCCTTAATCCATTGGCTGATGGCCCCGTCGGTAACTCCGAACGCTTTAGCCATCGCCTTCTGGCTTGGGAACCGTTTAAGCACTTGCTGAATATCCATAGCGCGGCATTTTAGCCATGTAAAATATTTTCGCAACAGGGCTTGACCTGGCTTTTTAGTGTGCTAAATTTACAGCCGTTGATACACACATAACGGAGACAACAGAGATGTCAAACCGCAACGCCAAACCCTTTGCCAATTACCGCGTCAACATCAACAACCCGATGCCCGTTGACGTAATTTTTGCCGAGTTAAGCAACTACGTTGATCGCTTGCAAAACGAAGCAATAGAAGCCCGCGAAAAGGGCCGCACCAACGAAACGTATTTGGAAGATGCCCATGTTTACGAATGGGCCGCAAACAAAATTGACGAATACATTGACGGCCTTAAATATATGCGCGGATTTTTGCGTTAACACAGGAGACAACAGACATGTCCACGCCTACAGAAACTTTCGTTGTTGAATTTTCATGGCTTGATAATCGCTTCATGGCCGATGTCGTTGTTAGCGATGACTGCGGCGCGATCATCCTTGAGTCGGTCACACTGACCGACATCTACCAACCCTTCAAAAAGCCCGAGCCAAACGGCTTGCACTCACCGTGGGCTGCAATGACTCCGCAATTCACGTTCTCTGCCGACTATCTGCCCGACGGCGTAATTGACGAAATTGAAGCCGACATTGAATACCAGCGGCGTTGGGATGCCGACGATGCTTATAAGGATGCGACGTATGACCGTTGATTCAGTTTTTTTGTTTGCCATGACGATGTTTGCAATCGCCGTTGGCATCGGACTTTTCGCGCTAATCGTTATGGCTTTTATGATGGTGAAGGGTTTATGACTAACAAACGCTCTGTCATGCCGCAAGTGATTGGCTTGATCGTGCTTTACCTATTTTGTTGTTGGATTGAGCCGTGCGATGGGCATGGCTGCAAACAGGAGACAGCCCATGCGGGACGATGAATTTAGTTGGGACGATGACCACGATTGGTGGCAAGCGCAGGATGAACAAGCCGTGCGTGAGGAGAACGAGTTTATCCGCACGCTGCTGCTTGCAACGCTGCTGTGCATTTACAAAGAACTAGAAGCGAGGACGTTGAATTGAAAAGCGAAACCATTGGCGCATTGGCCGCCGCGCTTGCTAAAGCGCAAAGCCAGATTAGCGGAGCCGTGAAGGATGCTGCTAACCCGTTTTTTAAATCCAAATACGCCGACCTTGAATCTGTGTGGCAAGCCTGCCGCACACCGTTAACCGATAACGGTTTATCGGTGGTGCAGACAACGCGATATACGGCTGACACGTTGATGTTAATAACAACATTGATGCACGCCAGCGGCGAATGGATCGCGGGCGAGATGCCGGTGTTGATGAAAGATTACAGCCCGCAGGCGCAAGGCTCGGGATTGACGTATGCCCGCCGGTACGCGCTGGCTGCGTTGGTCGGCGTGTATCAGACCGACGATGACGGCGAGGCTGCAATGTCTCGCAAGCCCGATTTGAAATTAGATCCGCGTGGCGATTTAGGTAAAAACGCCAACCCCGCTGAAGTTGCCAAATACGTCAAGGCATTTAAGGACGCGATGGATGCGGATGCTGATGAAAAAGTAATTGCGTTGGCGGTGTATGACCTACACAAGCAAATCAGCGCAAACCACGAACTGTATATCGCAGTCGGCGATGCGATTGGGGCCGAACATGGCAGCAAGTACAAGAACGCCGTTAAAACCTACGTCAACATGGCAAAGCAGGAGTTGAAATGACTTACGACAACAATATGCGCGGCGTGCTGTTTAAGAACGACAAACAGGGCAACGACAAACGCCCCGACTACCGTGGTAGCGCGGTTATTGAAAACGTGGATTTCAACGTGTCGGGCTGGATTAGAGCCAGCAAGAAAGACGGCAGCAAGTTTATGTCATTGACCTTTGAAGCCAAGAAAGCCGCTCCTGTCAAACCTAAGCAGGAAAAAGTGCTGACCGAGGATAATTGGGTTGACGATGACATCAACTTCTGACTTTGAGCAGAGGTTTCGGGCGAGTCGCCCTGCGGAAATCGTAGTGGCGACTTACCTGCTTAACGAAGGCCATACTGTAACGCTGCCGCAACGTCGGCTTCGTGCAAACTTTGCGGATCGCAAGGAATACGCCGACAAGGGCGATATATACGCCTCGGGCAAACGGATAGAAGTAAAGCATCTGAAGCGTGACTTTGCATACCGAGAATGGCCGTTTGCGAGCGTGACCATTTGTTCTAAAGCCTCGTTTGACGCATCCGACCCACGCCCCGATTATTTTTACCTTGTAAATCAATCCATGACCGTTGCCGCGCTTGTAGATGTGCGTAATACGCGCCAGATCTGGACGGTGCGTAAACAGACCGACCCTGCGCGTGGCTATGACTACGATGTCTACGCACTTGACCCCGACTTCTTGGGCTGGCGGTACATAGACTTTGAGGAACGCTTGTGAAGCGGATATTCCCGAAAGGCACACAGCCCGAGGATATTACAAAAGCCCTTGCCACAATGGTTGCCGCGATTGATACCAGCAAAGCGTGGTGCATCAGCGTAGAGCCGTGGAAGCGCAAACGCTCGGACGCGCAAAACCGATTTTTGTGGGGTGTCGTGTACCCGATGATTCTTGAGCAGGGCGGCGAAACGCTTGGCGGGTGGACACGCGACGATCTGCATGAATACTTTTTAGGCGAGTGTTTTGGTTGGGAAGTGCTGGAAGGTTTTGGTCGTAAACGGATGCGCCCGATCAAACGCAGTAGCGCAATGAACAAACAAGAGTTTACGGATTATTTGATGTATATAGAACAGCGTTGCATTGATATGGGAATGGGGCCGCTGCCCGAACCGGTGTATGAGTAAAAATAACTGGGGAATGTCGGAAATGACGTATTTACGCAAACAAGCCCAAGACCGGCCCTGCATGGTGCGGCTACCCGGTATCTGCAACCACGACAAATCCACCACCGTGCTGGCCCATATCCGTTTGCCGGGGATTAGCGGCATGGGCATGAAGTCGCCCGATCTGATTGGCGCATGGGCGTGTAGCGCATGCCACGACACGATTGATCGCAGGGCCAATACCGATCTAGACCGTGATTTTGTGCGCTTGGCCCATTTGGAGGGCATGGCGCGAACGATCAACGAGTTGAGCAAGGAGGGACTGTTGTGAACATTATCGCAATGCTTCTGGATTGGTTATCATCGCGTAACCGCCGTGTGGACGAAGAATGGCGGCATGGCCCTACGCCGAATATTGCTTGCCGAAGGTGGGGCGTAGATTACTGGTAAACATCGCGTATAAGCCGCGACGGAGCGAATATGAGCCGTTTTGAGGACGACCCCTTTGTCACCCCAGAGGGTGAGGCGTTTGAGGCTGAATTGGCTGCTGCGCCGTGGGCTTATGGACAAGCCCGAGAATTGACGATTAGCGAAGTGTTGTACCGAATGCGCGCTCAAGGTCTGGATGTTGAGGCCGACTGGGTGCTGCGCGAAATGACCATCCTAGCCATGAAGGGATAACGCGAACTCCCGCAGCAGCGCGTGATGTCGCCCGCCGTGCCAGAACTTGGATAGGTATTTTGGCGAATACCACGATTCCTCGGCTTCGGGATGGCAACCGATCAGCCCTATACGGCCCTGCCGGATCGCCATTGGTGCGCCATTGGCATAGGTCGCCACCACTTCGCCGATTTCCCCGCTAAACGTAGGCCCGTCCCAGAAAAACATTGTTTCCGGCTGGCCGTTCCATGTCACCTTGGCAACCGTGCGGTACGACCGGCGAATCTCGGCCTTGCCGATGTACTGTTCCACGTGGAACCCGGGGAGTAGGTCAAAATACTTTGGCCCCGCCCAATACGCCCCCATGCAGATACCAAGATAAGCCCCGCCGTTGGCAACGTACCGGCGTACATCGTCGGCCCGTTTGCCGAAAATCTGCGACCAAGCGTCAGCGTCGCCGACCCCGCCGGGAAATGCGACTATCTGCATGGTTCGCATCCGGCGATATGTACAATCGGATATATCCAACAGCCGGACATCGTAGGTTTCCGAGAGGGCTTTAAGCATCGCAATGGCGCAATGCGCGGAGGCGTGCGGGTGGCGGTAAAACAGCCCTATTTTGGGTCTTTGAGGTACCAAGGTCGGGTCGGTTTGTACTCGCTGCCGCCGCACAATACTTCGCCTTTAATTAACTGCCGCTGATTAGGGTGAGAGCAACCGTATCCTGCCCCGTTCCAAGGGCATAACCATACGCATTTCTGGCACAGATCGGGCTGCGCCCATAGCAACTCGTCCTCGTCGTCCCGGTTCATTTCTTTTTGCGAAGATATGTTAAGTAATCCGCACCAATCTCTGGCTCCCAGAACACTTTAATAAAATCTGGATGATTATCATTCAAGGCGGGATTAATTATCGTGACCGCACAGGGCGACAGCGTGTTGTCCCGAAATCCATGATCGCGGGCATATCTATCGTAACGCTTATAAGACGCAACACGCAGCAAATGCATGGTGATACCGTCTGTAGGGTCTTTTAAGACGCTGTATGCGCTCATGTGTTTATGCCCCGCAACGTAAATGTGATCGCGGGTTCCCATGATGGCGGCCTTCATCGGCCCATGCGCCGGGTTCCAAATTGAATTACCAGAGTGGTCGTGGCGGGCGTTGATACGGACGCTTTGCCCATTCGGAAACTGCAACGCTATACGGGCTTCAGAAGCCCTATAAAGCGAATCTTGTTGTTTGGCGATCCAACGTAGCGGGTCGCCCGCGCCAGACCACAAATCGTGGTTTCCGGCAATCATATAAAGCCATTGGCAACGCTTGACAAACCATTCGGCCAACTTCCAAGCCTGCGTAGCGGAAGTGCTTTGTTCCGCATATAACCGAGCAAGCCTGCCGACCCAATTGTTACTTACGTCTCCCACGGAACTTGCAAACATACCGGGTGTTTTATTTACCAACGCGGTATGACGTTCTATGGCTTCCAAATCGCAGCCATCGTCATCAACGTGGGGATCGCCAAAATGCAAAATGCCAATCGGCCCGTCTAACTTAATCTTAATCGGAATCAGTTTGGCGGCTTCTTCGTGTGCCGCCTTGTGCGAAAACTGACGCTTGCGGTGCTTGATCAGTTCTTCAATCGGGATGTCGTCGTCGGGCAACGGAGTAAATTCAAACGTGTTTTTATCTACGACCGGCGCGTGATAGGTGGTCGCAATACCCTTAATGCCTTTTTGCTCTAATCGCTTGGCGTGTTCAAGCACGCATCGGACTGATAATCCTAAATCTCTTGCTGCATGGGCGCGGATACCATGGTTTTCACGCAATGCTTGAATGATCTGCAAATCGGATACTTTGCGAGTAGCCATACATTCTCATATTGTGCGTTGGAAGTGCGGAACATCCACAAACCTCCACTTACCGCCCCATTGGTTTTTGGGGTGCAATGACTCCCAAAACTCGCCTACGGGACGTAAAGCATTAACATCGTACACTAACTTACCGTCTTTGAAGAAGTTTAGGTCAATAGCGCATCGTTTGATGTGAATGCTATTCATCGTTTTGCTACGTCCGGTTTTGACGTAGATTTCTTGTTGTTCAATGGTGCGGGCCAGTTCGCCGCCCGTCACCGTAAACCCCATTTCCGTGGCTTTGGCGATCAGTTTGCAAGCATCCAGCAGAAACGCCGCCTGTTCAGCAACAAGGCTCATTTGTGCTTCATCTCCATGACCTTTTCCACCGTGCGCCCGCCAAAGTAGGCCAGCATCACGATTTGCCCCCAATTGCCCAATAGCGTCACATACGACTCATTGGCTTCCAGCCCAAATGCCGACATAAACGCAAACAGGAAGTAACCGGACAGAATGGCAATAAGCGTCATGGGCCGAATGTTCTTGGACAACCAAGAATCCGAGGCCATATCCGCAGTCCAGCGGTCAGTCACGGCAGACGCTTCAGCCTTGAACGCCTCAATGTCTAGTTTGTTTTCTTCCAAACGCAGCCGCATCAATTCTTCTTCGTGCTGCATTTCGGCAATTTTCAATTGCGCAATTTGCTCGGGCGGCATATCTGGCGCAAGTTTGATGCCGGTCTTGTCCTCCACCCATTCCTTGCCCTTCGCCATTACAGCGTTGGCGACGAGGCCAAGGCCATTAGACAGCAAGGTTTGTATCAACGGCATCATTTTTTGTTTACCAAATCAAACAGCGTTTTGATCTTGTCCTCAAGCACGGCAACTCGTAAGTCAAGTTTGGACAGCACAATTATTAGCGTCACGATGCCAAACAGAACCGGCCACGCTTTGATGAGCAGTTCTATCACGTCCATCAGCGTTTCTGCCGTTCCTCAAGCAACGTCACACGCACGTTAAGGTCATTGATCTCGCGCTGGATTTCTTCCTTAAGTTTCTGCCGTTTTTCAGCCGACAGCGGGCTATCGGTCGGCACGCCTTCCGAGGTGATTAACGCGGGCATCTTGGATTCAATGCTGATGAGCCGGTTACTGAATGACGAAACTTGCCCCAATAACCAGCCGATGCTGATCACAAGGATCGGCACAACCATCTTGAGGATTTCTCCCCAATTCACCGCCCACGCTCCAAAATGCGATCTAACTTGCTTTCAATAGACGCAAGGCGATTAGTCGTGTCGGCCATACGCGCTTCAATAACGGCAATACGGCGGTCGGCTTCGGGCTGAATCTTGACCTGTTCCATTGCGTCTACGCGCTTAACGGTCATTTCAAACCGTTCAGTTAAAACCGCGCTCCACCACACAATCCCAAGCACTAACGCGCCGTCTGCAAACACATAACCCGGCACAGTCTTTATTTTGGCAAGGTCAATCACGGGTGCGTCGCCTTATATGCGTCAAATTCGGCTTTCAACTCTTGTATCGCTTTGATTAACGGCGCGATCATTTCGTTGTAGCCGATAGACTGCACATCCTGCCCGCCCTTGATGCTGTGGTCTTGGTAACCGCCAAAGTCCACGCCCATCGCGTCCATCGTGGCTTTGACTTCTTGTGCGATCAAGCCTTGGTGATAGCGCGTGCGGGTATGCGTGCCATCGTGCGTGATGTTGGAAAGGTCTGCGGCTTGGCGATATGCCTCCCATTCAGCCTCCGACGCATCCGGCGCGGGCGGCTTGGGGCGGTAATCATCACGCATATCCCATTTATATTTAACCGGGCGCAACGCCATGATGAAATTAAGGCCAAGATCGGTGTCTTGAATGTCGGTTTTGTCGCGTGCATCCGAACGATCTTGCACCGCGCCATAAGCGTAGGTTGTTGTGCCAGAACCGCCAATTTGGTTTTGTCCTCCGCCGGTAACTTGCGACGATTGCCCCAAACACATGGAATAACCGTAATTGCCGCTTGAAAATGCGCTATCGCCCAGAGCAACGCTTGCAGAAGCCGTTGATACGCCTGTTCCGGCAACGTATCCAACAAACGTGTTTGCGCCGCCAGTTGTGATGTTTTTACCGGCTTGATAACCCACGCCGGTATTCCAAGTTCCGGACGTTAGTAATTTAAGGGCTTCATATCCAAACGCGCTACTAACCGTTCCCGAAGTAACCGATGAAAGCGCAGATGCGCCGATTGCGGTGTTGCTACCCGACAACTGACCTGTGACTTGTTGCGGGTTGACCAACTGAAACTGCGTGCCGTCATACACCACAACAACAACTTTTCCAGCCGTAAGGTCGCCCGCAGCCAGCGCAGTCGTGCCGTTCTTGGTAATGGATTTCGCGCCAAGCGAATCAATGTTGATCGTGACCGCACCCGTATTGGTATTAGCGGGGCTGAAGTAATACGAAGCACCTGTGCTGTAAGCCGCAACCGTAGGCGAGCCAGAAGCCGTAATGGTGTCCGTACCGGATACCGTAAGCAGTTTGGCGGCGGTGGATTGCGCTTGCGAAAGGTTCGCCGCATCCGTTGCCGCCGTACCAGCCGCAAGACCCGTGATCTTGTTGTTGCCCATCGGAATGTTAGCCGTGGGCGTGGTCTGGCCGTCCTTGGTAATGCAAGTAGAAAGGCCCGTAGCAAGGTCAGCCGTCAGCGCGTTAAAGGCCGTTGAAGTGATCGTCGTGCCGGTAACGACAGGCTGACCCGCCGTGTTGATCTGGAATGTACCCGAACCGTTGAAACTCATTGTGCGGCCCTCGCTTTACGTTCTTCATCAGCCTGTTGCAACCTAGACAACTGCAATGCCAACTGTTGCGTATAAACAGGATCAAGTTGTTTGCCAGCGGCAATAGTGCGTTTTGCCATATCAACGGCCATTGCCATTGATGGATTGCGTGCCGAAAGCCGGTCACCATATTGAGAAAGCATTTCCGCAAGACGGCGCGGGCCACTAGCAACTTGCCCTGCTTTGTATGCGGTTTCACCAGTTACCCTTGGGATTACCATGCCAGCCGCCAACAATGTGCTTGGCTCTAAAAATGCGCCGGGAAGGTTTTGCATTGCATTAACAACTGCACCCGTTCCCGAAAGCGCGCCGGACAATCCGCGAGGTAATTGCGCGCTCATGGCTTGCCCTGCCAAACGCGGGAAAAGCGTTTCAGCCCCGGCTTCTTCAAGTTGTCGGCCTAACGCAACACGTTGTCCGTAATTAGTGTTGGCGTTGTTTCGCAAAATAGACTGCAATTTGCGAGTAGTCGTATCTACCGTTGCACGATCTGACAACGACAATCCACGCTCCAACTCTTTTAACAAATCGCTGGCTTGTTCGTAATCACCCATTACTTTCATGTAATCGGGGGCTTGATTGGCAACTACTTGCCGAACGGCCTTATACATCCGATCTGCTACAAGGCGTTCTGGAGAATTTTCCGGATACCCTTTGGATTGATTCCAAATTTTCTGTTTAAGTTTATCCAATCCTTCGGGCGTATGAAATTCATTAGGATTAGAAAATTCCCAATCCCCAATAATATCTTCAAGTTTTTCAACCGCAGCGACCGCAGGCTCGTTAATAGTTTTGCCTTTAAATTGCCCCATTTCCTTCAATTTTTGAAATTCATCCCGAATGGGTTGAAAATCAAGAACAGTTTTATCTTGCGTAACGCCTGCCATGCTTGTTTTGTAATCACGGCTGCGTTGTTCGCGCAAATTATCAACCGCTCGTTGCGCTTCATTTACAACAGCATCTTGCGGTGCTTTGCCGCGCATTTCGCTAACAAACGCTTTTCCTTGCTCTCCACCACGGTATCCGGCTTTTGCCGCCTCTTTAACGGCTTGATACCCCGTTCCGGTTGTCAACCCTAAAATACCGGCGGTTCCTTTTGCAGTTCCAGTTACGGCTTTTGTAGCAAGATTTAACGGATCAACTGCGCGGCCCACCGATTCCACCACTTGCGCGGCACGGGCAATGCGCGGGGCTTTTGCTGCGGCTTTAACGGCCAATGCACTACCGCCAGTCAACAAACCAGCCACATCGGACACCATGCCAACCGGATCGGTTGAAAACGTCCTCATGGCGTTATCAACGCTACCGTATCGGTTTACAAAATGCTGTCCAACTTGGTTAGCCAGTTCGGGGTCAGCATCGGTAATGCCGGCCTTTCCAAGAACGCTTTTGCCAAGATTAAAAACGGATTTTGTGGTTTCAATGGGCGATAAAAATGGTTCTACAACATCTCGCCCAAATTGCATTGCGCTAGATGGAAGATTTTGCGCGGCTCCCGAAAACATATCGGTTGCAGTCATTTTTCCTGTTTTTTTAACAGGATGATTACCAATTACCTCGTCATCTTGCCAGCCCATTATTTTTTCCTCCGCATCACACCATCTGGGCTAATAAACAAATCGCCCGATTTAAGTGTTGCGTATACCGGATCATTGTTGCCGGTCAATCGCGGAACTTTTGCGGATTTGAAAGGGTCTTCCACTACGTTTTCGGGAAGAATTCCAGACCGCTTTGCAATGTCTGTGTATCTGCCTACGATTGCTTGCGCGTTTGGCATTTGACTTTCTACTAATCCATATGCCGATTGCAAAAAATCTTGTCTTTGTGGTTGCGACAACCGCTCGCCAGAGACTAGTTTGTTATAAGCATTAACAATTTGAGTCGGGACACCTGCGGCGTTTTGCGCCGTAGCAAATTCGCCTTCGCGCACCGTAGACGCAGGATCAAGAGCGCGCATATAACTAAACACAAGCGCAATATCGTTTGCCGCGCTTGGATTCATTGCAGCAGATTTAATTTTTTGCCATGCGTCAACAACTTCTCGGTACTTTCCGGTTTGTGATGTAAATTCTTTACGCAAACCTTCGGCTGTTTCTCTTGACCCAACACTTTGAGTATCTGGCGGGGCAAGACCGATTTCCGTTCCAGTTCGTGCGTCCACAACAACTTTTCTACCATTTTTCATAATGGTTGTTGGGGTTACCGCAGCAGGCGCGGCAGCAGGGGCTTTTACGCCCGGCAAATACCGAACATCGCCAGCCTTATTGACAACAAATCCGCGACCTTGCTCATCAAATTGCGGAGTTGTTCCAAATTCTGCGATTTCGGGTTTTTTGGTGTATTCAGCCTGCGCGACAGCCTGCACCATCGGATTCCCGCTACCAAGCCCCTCAAGCAATTTGGCGCGACGTTGCGCGAGTGTAAGCGGGCCGCCCGTTTGCATCATCATTGGCTTGGAAAAGTCCGGCGCACCTTCAGCCGTCATCTGCATAACAGGCCGTTGATTTAACACAGGTGCAGCGGCTTGATGCGTAATGCGTCCATTTTCAATAGACGGCGTGGGCATTTGCATTGCGGCCACATCGCCCACACCCATTGTTTTTTGTTCGGGCGACAACGATTCCACATACGATTGGAATTCTTCACGCCCAACTTTTTTGGCTTGTCTTTCGGCTTCTGCGGCTTTGCTTTGCTGCCGACCAGCCATATACGCTTGCAACACCTTTGCTAGCCCTTGCGTATATGACACGGGGGCCGCCGTTGTCATTTCAATCGGTTGATAAGCCTGTTGTTGCAATGCTTCTGCTAGGGCTTGAGCGCGACGGGCTTCAGCCGAAGCATCTTCATAAGTTTTATATGTCGGAACGTAATTAACCGGCATAGTAGTCACCCTTAAAATCGCCGCCCATTGGGTTATACATACCGGGGCTTGGCGGCATTGGTTGTTTTACCATCGGATTAGGCGGGAACAAACGACCCATCTGCGGCTTGGCTGCATAACCATCGGCTGCGTTCTGCGGCAAGTTATATTGCTGCGGCAACGTGGTCGGATCGTTGTTGGCAAAATTGCTAGACGGGCGGTTTTGCAACATTTGTGCAAGCCGCTGCCCACGGCCTTGTTGTTGCGCTTCGCCTTCAAACGATTGATATGGTTGCAACATTACGGCCCCTTCCCAAACATACCGCCAGCACCAAATGCACCACCAGCCGCGCTGCCAAGCAAGTTATACAACCCGCCCATTTTGGCGTTATACGCGGCTACTTGGTTCTGATAATTGCGTTGTGCAAAATCGCCTTGCGCTTGTGCCGCGCCAAAGACCGGAGCCGCTGCGACATTTGCGCCCGTATAGCCTTGGAACTGCGGCATCTGCACTTGCGAACCAGACATCAGCGCGGCGATCTCGTTAAGCGGCTGGTTACGCAACGTTAACTGCTGCGCCAACGACTGCTGCAATGCCGTATTGCCGAACTGACCGGCTTGCAAGGCTTGGTTAAACTGCTGCGCTTGCGCTGCGTTTGCCGCTGCTTGCTGCTGAAGGGCCGCGTTCTGGTTCTGCGCAAGAGCGGTGTTGTATAGCCCTTGGATGTCCATGCGCTGACCGAACATCTGCTGCGCGGCACGGTTTTGCGCGTCTTGAATTGACAACCCTTGCTGTAAGTTCTGCTGTACGGCTTGGTTGTACAACTGCTGGTTCTGCACGTTTGCGCCAAAACCCGACAACGCGGCTTGGTTGGCAAACTGCGCTGCTGCCGACTGCTCGCCAAATGCCTGTTGGCGAGCGGCTTGATCAAGGTTGATGCCCTGCAACGCAGCCTGCGACAACAGATCGTTTTCGCGCTGACCCTGCTCGGTCATGGCGTTGCGGTAGGCTTCTGACCCCGGCGTAATGCCTTGGTTTGCCAACTGCGTCTGCAATTGCGCCCGCTGCCGCTCAAGTTGCGGCTGGAGTCGGCCCATAATGGCCTGCTGTGCCGTCGTACCGGCTCCTATGGGGGCTTGCGGCAAACCCGAAAGGTCTAGCCGCCCTTGCAAATCCGGCCCCTGTACGCCGCCCCGTGCGAATCCATATTGGCCTTCACGCGGGCCACGGTTGATACGTTCTGCGCCGACGTTTGCGCCAGCCTGCCCCATGCCCATCAAATCCGGCCCTTGGGCGACCTGTCCGTAGCCGCCAAGTTGCGTCTGAAGATCGCGGAGGTTGGGGTTAAACCGTTGGCCAAGAACATCCCGTGCCACGCCGATGCCTTGTTCGCCAAGGCCCGCAAGGGCAAGGTCTACGCGCTGCTGCGCCTCAAGCGTTTTCTGCGCTTCGGGGGTTAAATACTGTTCAATGAACGGCGTGTCTTGATCGGTCAATGACATGAACTGTTCTTTGGTCGGCGCAACCGGCGGGCCACCCGTATAGCCTCCCGCGCCGCCGCCCGTATAACCGCCCAAACCGCCGCCATAGCCGCCGCCGTAAATACCACCGCCGCCGTACAAATCGCCAAGGCCGACGCTGCCCAAATCTTGCGATATAAAGTCTGAATCGGGCATATACGGCGAGCGTTCTAGACCCTGTGAGGTCATACGCCCCGGCGTGCCGCCCGTTGTCGTCGTGACATCGCCCGTTGCAGGCGTTTGGGGCCGTGAGGCGTTATATGCGTCCAGTTGCTTCTGGTATTCGGCCATCGCTTGGTTGTAAGCAGGCTCGTTCAGCACTTGTCGGCCAAACGTGACGCGCTGACCGCCAAGGGGCGTGCTAATGTTGGGGTTAGAAAGCCGAGCCGTTAGACGCGCCGCGTCTAGGTTGGCTTGCCCTTGTGCGGTGGCTGCTGCGGCGTAGTCAGGCGCAGGCGGCGGTGCTGGTGATTTTTTGCCCATACCGAGGCTCCAAGAAGCGACACGCCGAGCGTGTCATGGTTAACAACACGATATCGCCGTCGGTGTCGGCGTCTTTTAGACGCGCTTCCTCGGTGAATCCCATTTTACTCACAACTTGCTGCGCCCGCACGTTTCCGCTGCTTACAGGGCAAATGACCTTGTGTACATCGCAAACGTTGAACGCATAGTCAAAAATCGCGGCCAAATAAGCGGGGGTCATCCTGCCTTTTACGCAGATATGGCACACCACCGACCGGCCATTAAAGTTCTCGTACACCACTCCGGCGATAATCTTGCCGTCGTTGAATAGCCCGATAGCGTTGGAGCGGTCGGGGTTATACGCCCCGTCCATCTCTCCCATAACCCAATGCCCCACTTCGGGGCTTGACGCTATATACCGGCCCATCCTGTCTGGTACACCACATCCGTTGAGGCCCATTGCAGCGACAGATTCTTGGAACTGGTGTTCATCTGAATCCCCGCGCAGTAACCGATGCCTGTCACGCCCTGCCAGTTAGCCTGCACAACATCGCCCGATCCCCATGTTGCCGTATCCCATACCGCCGTATCCCACACCGAGAACAACGGCGGGGCGTATGCAATCGCAGCCGTGGAGTCGGCTTGGCTAAAGTCCACGTTGATGGACAAGTTGAT